ACAGGTGATGTTCCTAACTTCGGCAACCTCACGTCTTATTCTGCTGGCACTGCTGGTTCTCTGGCAGGCACAATCACAAGTGGTCACGCTGTTACGTTAACTGCTGGTGGTGCTGGTACATCTGCAACAGGACAATTTGTTTCTGAGATTACTGTAATCGACTGAGGTTTGATATGGATCGTTTGAAAGAAGCAATCGGTCTCGGGTTAATTCTTGGTTCTTTACACGGGGCTGCTCAGGCAGTACCCGTGGTACCAAATTTTACCCAGGGCTCGATGACGAGCCACACAGAAACAACAAGTAAGGTAACAGAAACCATCAATTCGATGGACTATAACACTGGATATCAGTATTCAGTTACAGGGAGTGGAGTAACTGCGTCGGGGAACCTTACACCAGGCACAGGTACAAGTAGCGTAACTATTGATGGAGTGACTTCGCAATGGACAGGAATTGGTTCAAGACCAACAATCACACAGACAACACCAGGAGCAGCGTTTCAGTTCACGGAGACGTATCAAGGTCCTGGTTTAAGCAATCAAACAATTATACAAAGGGTAACCGAAGTTACCAGTGTGACCGACACAACAAGCATCTTCACACAGTAAAAAATGTATCGCTCAGCACTGCTATTGGGATTAGTTTGCTATGTCCTAGCGTTCTACGTGCTGAAACTGTTGGTGGAGTCTCTGCAACAGCTTCCCCAATAGCGAATAGCTCAGGCTCAGTGACCAACCAAGCCATTCAGGTTTTACAAGGTCCATATATCACAAATACATATGGTAACGGGATCCAATGTCAAGGTCCCACTCTCAACTTCACACCGTATGTAACTGGTGCTGCATCGATGCAGAAACCTTACGAACCATACTATATGGATCCTGTCTACGATATGAGAGACTTGGATGACGACGGCTCTTTAGACAATCCTGGTGGCATTCTCTACCACGTTCCTACAAGAACTGGACAGAAAGATAACTACAATATCGGTATTGGTTTCTCTGCTACTTGGTCTCGTCCTCTTGATAAAAAACTTCAAGACCAATGTAAGCAAGCAGCAGCTGCAAACATTAGATTGATGGAGCAGCAAGTTGCTAACAAGAGATTAGACTTTGAGATCGCAAGACTCAAAAATTGTGGTGAGTTGATGAAGGCTGGAATTCAGTTCAGACCTGGAACAAAGTATGCTGCTATCTGTGCAGATGTAAGTGTTAACAATCCTGCAGGACATACACATCCACACGTCCACGCTATTCCCGCCCCTTCAAGACGCGAATTGCCCTATTCCGAGAACGCTGCTGACCTCGGCGCTCCCTTAAAGACTCCGTAGGGACATCCTTTCCGAGTTTTTGTTTGATCTTTTTAATAGTTTTCTTAACCGCTGGTTTGACCACTTTCAATAGTAGGTCTGCCAGCGGTTTTGCTAGTAGTGCTGACGTGGTTGCAATGACAGCAACACCGCCAACTTGTACAACTTGTCCACCACTAGGAAGTCCAGCAAGGATTTGTTGAGGTATTCCGACTGCTTCTGTTATCTGGACACACTCGTTGCCCAACAGTTTATATTCGGTAACCTTCTTTCTGAAACCCTCTACATATGTGCCGACAGGTTCTTTTGCCTGCTGTGCTGGTGTAGGACAATCTATCTTGGCAGTAGTAGCAGGAGTTGCAGGGATTTCAGGTGTCTTAGGGACTTCAGGTGCTTCGGGTGGATTAACTTTTGGTGGAGGAGTTGACGTTGTTATAGTCATCTCCTCGGGCTTGTAGTCTATAGGTGCATAAGAAGGTACACCAGCGTCACAATAGGTAACTAGACCATTCTCATCATCTACCCCAACTTTGTTGGATTTGTTATTTGCTTCGTGTGCCTCTACGCAGCCAGGGACATCAACAATAGGAATACCAATAGTCTGGGTAACTGGTACCACAGGAGGAATTGCCTGAGGTGGGGTTGTCATCCACTGTGGAATATCCACATCAGCAATGTTGATATTTCTTATGTTGATGTCCCTGATCTCCATCAGAATGGAAGCGCAGGACCTGTAACAGCAGGAGCACCGCCACCCACCTCAGGGGAAGCAGGAAGGGCACCACCAGTGACTTCAGGCATCTTGGGCATAGCAGCGTCCAGCATCCCTGGGAGGGCACCAGCGACTGCTTCTGTTGCTGCTTTAGTAGCAGCACTCTTTGCCTGATCAATAAGGGCATCCTTATTCAAAAGCAAATAAGCACTACCACCGATGAGACCAAGAGAGGTCAAACCAGATAGCAGTGCTACAACATTAATCAGTTTTTGCATCTTTCTTGGGCTCCACGGCAGAGACTACAGGGGGTTCCTCATTTTTCTTTGCCTGTGGTTTGCCGTTTCCGTTACCTCCACCTGCTTTAGCAGGAGAAAGTCCGAACGCAGCTAACGATCCAGAAAAGACTGAGGCAATGAAGGTAGGGTCAAAGTCAAGAATCTTTTGACCGTTGGGGAGTCGAACGTAACTAAACGTGAGTAGAGAAGCAGACCAAATCAGGACAACAACTTTCACTAAATTACCAAGAACTTCACTCTTATCTTCATTATGGTCTTCCTTCTCTACTGCTGGTTTTGAATCAGACATTGTAGAGAGGTAAGGCTCAGTTATTTAGCAGTCGTCACAGTGATCCTTATGCCACTTCTTACGAACTTTCTTCAGTTCTTTTAGTTCCATTTTGATGTTTTGATATGCAGTCTCAGCATCAAGTTTCTTTGCCATTTCCATAGCACAGATCATACTGACCCTGGTACCAAATAGTTGGACCGCCTTATCATAACAATCCATCTCATCATACATAATCAAACCTCAGCAGTTTTTTTCTTGCCAATGTTGTACTTAGACTCAAGAATCCATTCACCCTTCTCACGGAAGGCAATGACTTTAATCTGATTGAGAGGAGCGATGTCTTCGATTTGACCTTCACTCACAATACTAACAAGTCCCCAATCAGAGAGGAGTTTAGTAATTCTGTTGCGACGTTGCACATCATTAGTTGTTAGATTAGCGTGCTTACCATCCAGAGCAAACAACTCTTTGAAGTGAACGATATAATACTTTCCTTTCTTGTGCAGAATGTGACAAGACTGGAACAATTTCTTTTCTTTGCGTGACGCTACACCAATCCTAGTAAGAGTCTCACGCACTTTTAGAAAATCATCTGGTTGGTGGAGGGTAACCTCTACCATCATTTCAGGATCCCAAGCGATCTCGGTGGCTTCATCCATCATCCTATGCCTCCTGTATTCATTTTTGATCTAATCAATTCAATCTGATCTTTGGTCAGAATTCGTAACGCATCCCGTGCTTTTTCATCTGAATACTTGAAGTAATCTTTGATGAGGTCAAAGTCTTCTAACTTGTCCTTCTTCTGCCAGGGAGAGAAACGGCGTTTCTTTCTCAAACTATTTAGATAAAACGAATATTGAAGATCATTGTCCAGACCGTGCAAGCGATTCATCTCATTGGCATACATAATCGCATCAACGTGACTAGACAAACAACGGTTGACAATGTATGCAGGATAGTTCTTACCAAACTGCTCACCATTCTCACCCTCCAGAAGATTATCCTTAGAGAAGTTGATGGTGTTCAGGTAATCTTTCAGAGGGTACTGGTCGCGCTTGCTCATATTGTTGGGTGGGATTGGAATACAATACTGTAACGTCTAGGGAATCCATCACGGACAGGAGGTCTTGCCAAGTGAGGAATCGTAGACTTGAACTTAATTAGTCTACCTGCTCTCGGAAGAACTGACTTGATAATGTCATCTGTCTTGGGATCGATGAAGATAGTTTCACCACCCATATCAACAGTCCAGTCAAGATTCACATAGAGAAGATATGTCATACCTTCTTCAAGTTCTGAATCTACGTGAGGTTTGGGGTTATCACCGTGGCGGAAACAGTTATATAAACATTTCTTTGACGGTGGTGAACCGATAGACTCATAAACTTTCTTGGCAATAGGTTCCATCTGTCTCATCTCAAAGACGTTACCAAGAGTATAGTCTGCTCCAGTTGCAGGACTGTCTGCTAGACGTTGCCACCCAGTGTACATATCAAGATAGTAAAATGCTTCCTGACAAAGTTTTCTGGGAATGGCATTGTCAATAACTTCAATCATAATTTCGTACTAGCAGTTCTTTCCTCTTAGATTGTTCAAGGTTGTATGATCCAGTAGATCGCATTGTGTAAGTTAGGTTCCACTCAGTGAGGTTGTAGTGTTGAAACAACTCACGAGTATTATCGTTTGAGTTGTAGGTAATCATCCAATTGTGTTTGGATGCCCTACATACCTCAGCAAAATACTTATGGTCGAAACCCTTATGCATTGTTCCACCTTTGCCACCATAGAGAAAGTCTTTGATGTCATAGGGAGGGTCCAAGAACACAAAAGTTTCTTTGGTACCTTCTTCCATAAGCAAATCACTGTAATCGTTATTGGTGATATGCCAATGCTGAATTAACTCCTGAAAATCAGGGAGTCTTTTCATACCCCGTGCACTGAAGTTGGAGTTAGATGCCTGTGCGGAGAACGAGGAGTTCTCAGTGAGTCCAGAGAATGAACATTTGTTTAGCACATAGAAGTAAACTCCCTGCATAAACTCATTAGCATCAGCAATCTCTTGCTTACACATAGCAAACAACTCTCGTGCTGACTCAGGATCTGGATACTTTTCCTTTAATGCCAGAAGAGTCTCTGACATACGATCACCTTCTTCCTGTAGTTGCACCCAGAAGTTGTACAGATAATAGTATTTGTCATTCACCCAGACTTCGGCTTCAGGGTGAAGCTTAGTAAAGGCAATCGCAACAGAACCACCACCGAGAAACGGTTCACGGTAATCGGTAACATTGTCAGGGAATTGGGGGAGCAGGTACTGTGCTGCTCGGGATTTACCCCCTGGGTACCTGAGGGGTGTCTTCAGAGATTTCATAATCAGGTTGATGGTACTTCAAGTATTCCCAGAAGGTCAGTTTCATTTCCTTCTCGGTCATCCCACAGTGCTTAGCAGCAGTGGGCAAGTTCATTGTAGCACGAAAAAGTGCGTCGTTTGCTTCTGCCACATTTTCTGGTGTGGTCTTGACTCTAGGTTCAATCAGTTTGGACAGGTCAGTTTTGAATAGACCCATTAGTAGGATGCCTCCATACCTCGGACAGATATGTTACCAGACACTGAGATCCTTTGTCCACTACATTTGAAAGGATACACATAGTGATTCAACCAGGATGGAAAGATAAACACTTCACCCTTCTCTGGTTTGATAGGTCCGAAAGTGCTTCTAGCACCAGGCAACTTCTCGCCATAGTTAAAGAAGATAGAACCAGATGCAGGTCCTTCTTCCCACATACCATCAGGGATATCAACAAAAGCCACGAAACTATATTCACCATCGTGACTGTGTACTGGTTGCCAGTCACCAGCAACAGAGAAATTCACCCAAAGAGGTTCGACATCAATCTCACCCTTGACAAAAAGATACTCCCGAATCATATCGTGGAGTTCCTTGAGTACAGGATCAGATGGGTAAATGTACAACTGATCTGTAACTTCTCCTACAAGAATAGAGGATGCGTCAGCTTCTGCCCTGAAAGCATCATCTAGAAGTTGCTTGCGAATCTTCTCACTGAGTTTCCCCTTATACATCAGGGGACCGAATGGAGTTAGTATCATACGTTCACCTTGAGATTGACCATATTTTGACCGTAAGGTCCAAAGTTTACACCACCATCAGGAAGACAGTTCCAAGCAATAGCAGCGCGAGGTTCTGGTCCGTGGTGTGGTACCGACCAGTGTATCATCCAACTTGGCCAGATCAATAGTTGACCAGGGGTAGGTTCAATGCCTACAGCGTTCTCATACGTTCCACTGATGATTTCCAACTGGTTCATCGTACGTGCCGTCAGAGGGTCCTGGAAGACCGTAGGAGACCCTTCTGTGAGGTAATAGATACCAGAGAAGTATGAGAAGGGATGTCTGTGTGCCTGATGGCATCCACCGCTGTCAGGACCACTCACGTTACCCCAGGAGAGGCAGACCTTGAAGTCACCTTGGAATTGGAGTTGTTCCTCTTCCTTGATTTCTTTCAAGCAGCTCTCGAACCAGCGATGTAATTCAGAGAACTCTTCCCTCTCGTGCAAGTCTCCCTTGGTGGTCTCTACCATATTTGGGATGTTAAACAACCCACGCTCCAACTCCATAAGAGTCGAAAGCGTGGGCTCAACTAGATCCTTGTTATCAAAGGAGTAAAATTTAACTGGGAAGAATGTGTGAGTTTCCATAATAATTGATATTCAAGATGGTTCTGTCTTTATGTTTCCTGGGAGCAGAACCAGAGTGATACTGAAGACCGTCAAAGATTACATACTTTCCCTTCTGAGGATCGATGTATTGCTTTGGGGTGACATACTCTGGTGGGGTACCATCATAAGTCTCTTTGTATATATGCGTTGGACCATCACTATCATTCACATAGTAGATCATCACATAATGAGGTAGTGGTGAATCTACGTGTGGTTGAGTTGGAGGAACAAAGTCCTTCATAACTTTAGCAGCACGTACTCGAATTAACTCACCAAAATCCATATCGGGTTCGTTGCGGATGACCCACTGCCACAGATCATTAAACACAATGTCATATGCATTCGATTGTATCTGATGATCGGTCAAGCATATATGCGCGAAATACGGATGCTCTTCATACCCAGGTAGTTGAAGAACTTCCGCATTGCCGTTGTATTTCGATGTGAATTCCTGATAGAACCAGGGAAAGGTATTGTCCCTGCAAAGGACTTCATAAATCCAATCACTGATTGATTCAGGGACGTAACCTACCTTGATCATACAATAATCTTTTTCTTATCAGGAGTTTGAATTACAGAAAACATCTGCTTGTATTGTTCAACGATACCATCTTGTGTCTCAGCAATGTACACAACGTACGAGAGAGGGATGGTAAGTTCAGCGCCACGCTCCTTCAAGATAGGAGACCAGGGAGCAAACCCCATAGTACCATTACCAGAAGGAATAGCAACGATGGGATTAATGATGGTGATGGTGTTGTCACCTTCTTTGACTAGATCGGCAACAACATCTTCACCAGAGAGGACACGGATTAGTTTAACGTTCATTTTAATTTATCTGGATAGGGTAACCACTTGTTGTGACAGTTGCATAGATTGCATTTTAACTCGGCATAGTGTTTGGTATCAGGTCGAAGAATAACTCTTGCAGTTTTAGAATAACAATCTTTGATATTACAATTAGA